GATGCAGGTCTTTTTATTTTCTGCTGATGATCTACACCACTGTCTCACATAAGCATCTGCATCCTTATCCATTGTAAAGTGAGCATAATTATGAAGCATCCCAATCAAAACCAATATCCCAATCGATATCACATTAAAGTGTGTCGCTGGATGCATCAGCATTGCTTTCAGGTAGTTGAGAATTTTGGATTTCATAAACCTTTCGTTTCTGATGCTCAGGGATGATTCTCCGTAATTCTACCACGAGAAGTCCGTTATTGAAACTGACTGTGCCAACTTCGACATCATCACTCAGGTTGAATCCCCTAGTGAAGGTGCGTGAAGATAATCCACGATGCACATATTCTTCTTCCCCATCATTCTTAGGTGCAACAGATTTAACTAGGAGGATATTTGACTCAGTAGTAACTTCCACCTCATCTGGTGACCATCCAGCAAGTGCAATTTCAATACGCCATTTAATATTTGATTCTTTGATGATATTGTATGGCGGATATTGTCCACCAGGATGATTCGATCCATATGAATGCAATCGATAGAAGATATCATCTAGTCCGACGCTGTATCTGTTTGCAGCATCAAAAATTTTATCAACATCTTTCGATGTCCATCTAGTAAGGTCCATGTAACTTCTCCTTATAAAGCGAGATTGTGTTGTGTGGTCCCCGAAGGCAACCAAGATTATTTAACAAGTCTGTAGTTTAATACAATGTGTGATATGCCGAACCCTTGTGTAAGGAATACCTCACCTACATAGTACTAGGACAAAACTCGATGGAAAAAATGACTAAATTTTTACCTATCGTTATGTTATTGGTGACCGCTGGTGCGGCAAATGCAGGTGGACTGGTGAGTTCACATTCGGCTAGTGTACAACTAACTGTTGATGCCGCTAGGACTCAGGCAACGAGAATTGGGTCTTCGTTTAGTATTTCTGGAACTAATATTGATACTACAGACGGCACCACAGCACATGCTGTATCTACTGGCACCATTACTTCAGGAGTCTATTCTCCTGGTACTATCACCGCTACTCAAGATACTGCAGGTTCTGCATTCTCATTCAGTCAATCTTATAACCAAGCTGATGCAGTTCCAACTGCTGCTCCTACTGTAGGAGACGTTCCTAACTTCAGTAATGTAACTTCTTACACTGCTGGAACTGCAGGAACTCTAGCTGGTACTATAACTTCAGCTGGTGTAATTGGAGTGACGGCTGGTGGTGCTGGAACGACTGCAACAGGACAATACGTTAGTGAGATCACGATAATTGACTAAGGAGATAGATAATGAATACTATGATTCGTTGGTCTGTGATGTCTGCGGTGGGTGCAAGTGTCACACTTGCTCCTGCCTTGGCGGTCCCCGTGGTCCCAAACTTCACTCAGGGAAGTATGACATCCAGAACGGAGACAACTCAGACGATCACCGAGACAATAAATAGCATGGATTACAACACTGGATATCAGTATTCTGCTACTGGTTCTGGTGTATCAGCATCGGGAAACCTCTCACCAGGAACAGGTGCTAGCAATGTAACTATTAATGGAGTGACATCATCATGGATGGGTGTAACAAGCAAACCGACATACACACAGACGACACCAGGAGCAGCGTTTCAGTTCACAGAAACTTACAGCGGCCCTGGTTTAAGCAATCAAACGATTATCCAGAGAACAACAGAGGTTACAAGCATAACCGACACTACAAGTATCTTCTCGCAGTAACATTATTATTCGCTAATCCTTCTTATGCTGAAACTGTTGGTGGTGTGTCTGCTACTGCTAATCCTGTCGCTAATAGTTCAGGCTCCGTTACAAACCAAGCTATTCAGGTTTTACAGGGACCATACATTACAAATACCTACGGTGGAGGTATACAATGTCAAGGTCCCACTCGCAATTTCACACCGTATGTAACAGGAAGTGTTTCTGCTTCTAAACCATACGAACCTTTCTATGATGACCCAGTATATGATGTCACCGATAACTTTGGTGCTTTCGATTCTGACGGGAATCCAATTGGAGATGGTATCTTAGATAATCCTGGTGATATTATTTTCCACAAAAGGACTAGGACTGGACAGAAAGATAACTATAGTCTAGGTGTAGGTTTCTCTATGACATGGAGCACACCTACAGATAAAAAATTACAAGACCTTTGTAAAGAAGCAGCGAGTTCTAACATCGAGATGATGAAACAACTAACTGCCAATAAAAGATTGGACTTTGAGATTGCGAGACTTAAGAATTGTGGAAGTCTAATGAAAGAAGGAATTAGTTTTCACCCCAAAAGTCCTTACTATAAAATATGTGCCGATGTCGTAGTGCAAAATATAACTACAGTCAAGCAACATCGTCACTCTATCCCTTCGGTTTCAGTGCCGACTTCAATACCCGTATCGCCGCATTCCGATGACGCTGCTCAACTTGACGCTCCCTTAGAGACAAGACCTTAACTTCCTTACCACGGATAGCAGCAATCTTCTTAATAACTTTCTTCACTGTAGGTTTGATTACCTTCAGAAGAATGTCAGCGAATGGTTTAGCAAGCAGTGCCGATGTAGTAGCAACTACAGCAATACCCCCAGTGGTGATAACAACACCAGTTGGGGGTAATCCATTTAATACTTGTGTGATGATAGGTACATCACCTACCTCTCGGATACATTGGTCTCCTACCAACTTGTATCCTAATACTTCTTTGCGTCCACTATCAAACAGGAACCCCACGGGTTCTTTATCTAACTGTTCTTGAGTAGGACACTGAATGTTTGCTGCTCTAGGAGCATCTGGTGGTGGAGTAGGTGTAGCCTTTGCTTCTGTATCTGTTTCTTTCTTAGGTTTGACTGGATTCACTTGTGGTGGTCCAGTCATAACCATTTGATTTGGTTCGTAATTAATTGGATTGAAACTAGGAGTTCCAGCATCACAAATAATTACAGGATCATCATCTATTAATAAACTTTCGTTTTCATTATTAGCAGAGTTTGCTTCAACACATCCTGGTATATTGACAATAGGGAGTCCTATATTAACAGTGACAGGTGGAGCACTAAACTGTGAGGTTACAGGTTCTGGATATGTCCTGACCTCAGGTATGTTTAGTTTACCTACTGCAATTTTACTCGTCCCTATTCTCCGAATGTCCATCAGCAGTCATTGAATACACTACCAACTTGAGAACCAAGTGATGACCCTGCTTTCTGTCCTAGCAGCAATGCCCATCCACCTGCTAACCAACCCACATAGGGCACGCTAGCAAGGGCAGGAACAGCGACACCAGCAGCGATAGCACTACCTGCCATTGCACCTTGAGACCGTGCTCCAGCGTCCGCCACGATACACTCTATGTCTTTTGCAGACTTTCCCTCGCCGTCTGATACGGCACCTCCTAGGTTGCGCGTACCGTCCATAGTGAACTGGTCAACACGCCACTCACGACGAGACTCAGTGCCACCACCAAACAATCCTTTCTTATTACTATCAGAAGATAATGACCTCTGAGATTCTAAGATAGCAGGATCGTTTGCTCGATATTCAATCTCATATCCATCCTTACCTGCTTTGATAGTATAGGATGAATAGTCTCCTCTAGGAATATTGATAGTAGGGACTTCTCTCACTTTAGGAGTATTGTCCCTGACCACATATCCTAAAAGTCCAATATGAGAAATACCAACCAATGCTCCTAGTGCAACTGCAATACCCTTGATGGGCGACTTGCTCGGTGCTTGCACAGGGACTTGCTCGGTAACTTGCTCGGTCTCTTTTTTATTAGGATTAAATATGTCCATGATTAGAATGGCAATGCGCCACCAGTTGCACCAGGCAGTTCTGGCACTTCAGGCATTGCAGCATCTAGCATCCCTGGAAGGGCACTAGTAACTGCTTCTGTTGCTGCTTTTGTTGCTGCTGCTGTAGCACTCTCAATGAGTGCATCCTTTTGCATATAAAGATAAGCACCACCCCCTAGGACAGATAAAGAAACTAGACCAGATAACAACGCGACACCGTTAATCAATTTTTGCATCTTTCTTCTCCAGTGTAGGTGCTTGTTTTGATTCTTTTTCATCCTTCTTCTTAGAAGGCATGACTCCAAAAGTAGCTAAAGTTCCAGTAAAAACACTGGCGATAAAAGTTGGATCAATATTTTTTTGAGGAATGCCAGGAACAGTTACATAATTAAGGGTCAGAATTGCTGCTGACCAACCAAGAATAATAACTCGGACAAGGGTTGATACACCCTCATCCGCCCACTCAAATTTGTTCTCTTTTTTGGCTTCCTCTTTCTTTGGATTTGACTCCATGAGTAAAGAGCAAGGCTCTTCTATTTAGGATTCTGTAGGTTGTCTTTTCTTACCAATATTATACTTGGATTCAAGAATCCATTCAGTACGTTCCTTATATGAAATTACTTTAATCTGACTAAGTGGTGCAACATCATCAACAGAACTTTCCTTTACGAGTTCTATAAGTCCCCAATCAGAAAGAAGTTTGACGATTCTATTTCGACGCTGGATATCATTCTCAGAAAGGTTTGCTTTCTTTCCATCAAGAGCAAATAATTCTTTAAAATGAACGATATAATATTGCCCCTTCTTATGAAGAATATGACATGACTGAAACAACTTCTTTTCTTTTCTGGAAGCAACTCCAATACGAGTAAGAGTTTCTCTCACCTTTAAAAAGTCATCTGGTTGTTTAAGGTTGACCTCTACCATGTCATCCTTTGTCCATTGAACTACATTGAGTTCGCTCATTGTTTACCTCCCTTATTCAATTTATCTTTAATAAAATTTACCTGTATAGGAGTTAAAATCTCAAGTGCCTGCAATGCCTTTTCGGTAGAATAACAATAGTATTCTTTAATTGCTTCAAGATCTTTCACCTTTTCTTTTTTACCCCAAGGAGAAAATCTCTTACGGGACCTGACGGTATTTATAAAGAAATCATACTGAAGTTTCTTATCCAATCCAGGATACTGATTCATCTCATTAGAAAACATCACAGTATCCATGTGATGAGATAAACATTTATTAATAATAAATGGAGGATACTTCTTCTCCCAAAGAGGATCGCCATCCTCCATGAGATTTTTTTTAGTCAAATTGATAGTGTTGAGATAATCCTTAAGAGGATACCTGTCATCATACGACATAGTTAAGTAGAAGAAGTTCTTTACGCTGTTGCTGGTCTTTCATGTACTCACCAACTGAGCGCATGGTATAAGTATGGTCATACTCATATGGTTTCCAATCAATGAATCGAGACTTGATTAGATTGGAAGAATTATATGATACCATCTGGTCACAAGCATGTCTATCACATGCAAAGAAAAACTCATCATGGTCGAACCCTTTATGCATTCCACCCTTCTTACCGTAGAGATTAGACTTAATCTCATATGGAGGGTCTAGATATACAAACGATTCCTTCTTGTCAGTTAGAAGTTCTTCGTATGACAGATTAGTAATTCTCCAGTCTTCAATGAGTTCTCCGTAGTAGGGGAGTTTATCAATCCCTCGCATACTAAAGTTTGAGTCTGACGCCTGTTTGCTGAATGACGAGGACTCAGTGAGACCAGAGAAAGAGCACTTATTAACAATATAAAAACACACAGCAGCAGATAGGTTGGATGTTGAATCATCGTTTAGTTTCTCCTTAGCGTCTAGAAATAATTGTTTTGCTGATACTGGTTCTGGATGGGCGTTCTTTAGTTTAACCAATTCATCACGAAGTTTGCTTCCATCATACTGAAGTTCTTTCCAGAAATTATATAATGGTTCATACAAATCATTCACCCAGATATCCAGGTGAGGATACATCTGAGTGATGTAAAGAGCGACAGAACCTCCACCAACGAAGGGTTCACGAAACTCGGTATAGTCTTTGAATAGTGGAAAGAACTCCGCCATCTTTTTAGTAGCACGAGACTTACCACCAGGATAACGAAGAGGTGTCTTTAGCGATGTCATAGGATTAGTTGCTTGTCAGGAGTGATGATTTCAGGACCACCAAACAACTCATTATAACGCTTGGCGACATCAGGATTTACTTCGACACAGTAAATGACATGTTTCATATCAAGTGCAATGTCAGGATTTTGTTGGTCAATAACTGTTGCCCAGGGAGCGAATCCTACTTGCTGTGCATTTGGGATGACAACTAAACTATTTTTAATAGTAAGAATACCATCAGACCAGTCTACTACTTCAGCAAGAATTTCCTCACCAGTGATCATTCTAATCAGTTTTACGTCAATCATGTTGTCAATAGTTTTTCTAAAGGGTTTGGTTGTAAAGGTTTGAATTGGTCGGGATCAAAAAATTCCCCGTCTACATGAGTGCAACATGCAATATCTGGTCGATATCTATGGTCTAACATGCACATCAAATCTTGATGAAATGTTGTGTGGCAAGTTGGACACAAGCAAACACACTTTGCCAGTTCTTGATCAATTCTTTTCTTAGTCGATCTATTTACTAGTTCAGAAATAATCGCTCTGGTTTCATCGTCATCATCGATATGATGCCACTCATATACGACCCAACTTAAACCTACATGACAAAACTCACATCCTCCACGACGTTCAATTTCTCTATAAGTATACTCTTTATTACTTAAGTATCGATTTCTATCAGTGGCCTTTTTCTTCTTTTGCTTCGCTGTAGGATTTTCTACTAGTTGAGATTTTGTAGATCTTAAACTATATTTTCTATAACTCATTATTCAATACCTTTAGGAAATTCTCCAATCTCAGTCAATTCATAGTCCCAGTCTTCCATGACTGTATTGGCATAGAAACGATCAGAAAGCATTTCGATTTCTTTCTCTGCATACTCTCTGGTCTCTGCTTCCAACCAAATATCAATCACCTTACCAAGTCTAAGTTTCTTGATATCTAACTCCGACAATCTCTTACTACCATCTCTCACAGCATTACCTGGTGAGTCATCAACCTGTGACCTCAGACGGATGAATACTAATGCTTTAAACTTCATTTAAATTCACACTCCACCATAATTTGAGTTAGACATGCAAGTAGATTAATCTCTTGGTCTACAACGAAAGCAGATTTATATTGATACTCAGCAATGATTAAAACTGCTGCTGCAATACTAGGACCACCCATAACGCTAGATAGATTATCATACAATTTACGCATGATAGAAGTTGGGTCTGCATCAAGATTTTGTGTCACCCACTTCTTGACATCATTGAACTTCTTATCCTTTAATGCTGCTACAAGAGTATCAGTATTGGCATCACCTAGCGCCGCCAGAATACCAGTGTCGATAGACCCTGTGCTGGCATATCGCTGCAGTTCGTTAAGGGTTCTTCGGAAGTCTGGGAAGTATTTCTGGACGACTTCTGCAAGAACTCTAGGAGCGAAGGTGACCTTCTCGCGCCTGAGGATATCTTCACAGCGTTTAAAAAACTTAGCAGCAAGTTCTTGCTTTGTCTGACCTCTGACATTGAATTCTACTACCGTCGTTCTGCTATGTAGTGGTTCAATAATCTTGTTTTTGAAGTTACAAGTGAATATGAACCTACAGTTTTTTTGGAACTCTTCGATACTTGCACGAAGGAGAAGTTGGACATCTGGGGTTGTGTTATCTGCCTCATCAATGATAAGAACTTTGTGACGAGCAGAAGCAGTGAGAGACACAGTAGAGGCAAAGTTCTTTGCCTGATTGCGTACAGTATCCAGGAATCTACCTTCATCCGATCCATTGATAACATAATAATCTGCTCCAAGTTCACGACATAATGCTTTGGCAATAGTAGTCTTACCAACACCAGCAGTTCCAGAGAGAAGGAGATTAGGAATCTCTCCTTGTTCAATAAAACTCTGGAAGGTTTGCTTCACATTGGCAGGAAGAATACATTCCTCAACGGTTTGAGGACGATACTTCTCTACCCATAAAAAATCATTCATCAGTTGTTAGGTTCGAGAGCAATAAAATACTTGATGCCATCTCCTTCAAACAGAGATACATTGTGCTTACTTACAATCACATTATAATCTGAAGGCAAGAGTTTCAGATTTTCAACCTTAAAGCAGTAACAAAACTCATCAGTAGATTCACCAACTTCAATAGAATATGAGTTGGAAGTTTCGTTTTTCTTATCAGTAACACAGAGTTGCATAGACTCTCCATCACTAAAGAGACATAGGTCAGGCACCTGATAGAACGCTGCAGCACGTAGAACCTGATTCAAATGAGTTGCACTCAGTCTGAATCGCACATCTTCAGAAGGAAGAGTAATCTCTTTCTCGGGGGGTTGTGTAATGATATCAGGGTCGGCATAAAAGAATCTAGTTTTAGATTTGCCCCTCTCATCACTTACCGTAATATAGTTGGATTGTGTAGTATCAAATCTTGGTGCATCAAAGAGAGATAGACCACCAAGAAATACTCCAAGGTCATAGATTGAAATCTGAGATTGAAACTGCTCTTCAACATCAGCAATAGCAAGAATATTCTTATTGATGCTAAGAGTAGATAGTTTGCTGCCAGGTTTAATGACAATTGATTTGTTGATAGAACTAAAGTTCTTAAGAACTTCAATTGTAGATTTAGAGATTACTGTCATTGAGGATACGGTTCGGTAACTTTAGTTTTGTCTGAGAAGTGAAGAAGAAGCAATGCGTAGTGAAGAATCTTAACGATATCACGACGGGCAGTGCCTTTACGGTCATAGCGTGAAGCATACTTTAGGATGTTACTGCGACAAAATGCCTCAGCATCTCCACATGCTTCAATTAAATCTAGCGTTTGAATACTGTCGTTTCCAGCAGAATAATGTTGTCCATAGGTTCCTGTGATGTAATCGCGCAACTCCTTGAGAAGCGCGTCTTCATTGTACTTCATAATCAAATGGTTTCTTCCTCTTCATTGTACTCTGAATCTTCTCCAGCGTCAACCTTTGTATAGAGATCCAGGAAAGATTGCTTAGTGTCATCATCAAAACGATTGATACACATGTTGACAGCAGTAAGACGGTCACTAAAAATCTCCATCGCTTGTGCGATATGCACCAAACGGCGAGTTGTAATCACTTCGTCAACGCCACCATCAAAGAAAGTCTTACGAATGACACCTGCCCACTTCACAAGATTCTCTGCAAAGACACTATCACATCCAATTCCACGTAGAATTTTTTCTTCTATCGATGCAGTTGGATAATCTTGCTCGAATGTAATTGGGAAACGTTCGAGAAATGCCTCATTGAGAATATTGGTTCCAACAAAGCGGCCGTCATCGCTGCCTTTACCTTTAGTATTTGCAGTTGCAATAACATTGAATCCTTCCTTAGGTGTTACATATTTACCAATCTTCTTCAAGAAGACACCTTTACCTTCCAGCACAGACTGCAGGCACAAGATTTTATTAGATGCTAGGTCAATCTCATCTAGAAGAAGTACAGCTCCACGTTCCAGAGCTTCGATGACTGGACCATTATGCCAAACAGTGTCACCATTAACAAGACGAAACCCACCAATAAGATCGTCTTCATCAGTTTCGATTGTGATGTTGACACGAATCAACTCTCGCTTTGCTGTGGCACATGCCTGCTCAACAGAAAGGGTCTTACCATTGCCTGAAAGACCTGTGATAAAGACAGGATAAAATTTATTAGAGGAGATAACTTTGCGAACAGATGCATAGTTACCAAAAGGGACATAGGAATCATCTTTTGTAGGAATGTAATTATCAGCAGGTGTTGCACAAGGTGCTTCATATGCTTGCTCAATCTCTTGAACAGTCAAGTTCCATTTGCCCCTACCAGATTTATAAGAGTCAAGACGTTTGCAAGCAGTGGCATATGATACTCCCACCATATTTGCCACGACCCGCACCTGTTTGGCAGATACTTCGCTGCCAAAATTTCCAGTGAGAATCGAAATCATTTTGTCAGTAGTGACTTCAGACTTGCGGGACATTGCTTTCCTTTGTTTACTTTGTAATTATAGCAGGTTTTGGGCAGTTTTGGGTCAGACCCAGGACGGTTTGTGCTCTGGCACACGCAGATAGTTGGATGACACCCATGGTTTAGATGCAATATACATCTTGTATGCAGTGAAGATATCAATGCTTGTATCATACTTATACTCGTCAGGTCCTGCAAAGACAAAAGGAGTATGACTATTGTATTTTACATAAGGAATGATTTCGTCAGCAGCAAGGAGAGTCTTGAAGCAAGTATGGATCTTTCCATACCGAGTGAAATACTCTTCACACAATGCCATGCCATGCTCAAGCAACCATCGAGAGTTTGCTACAGTCTCGTTTGCCCACTTGGTGCAAGGGTGATTACGAAACGCTCCCTTCTCTGTAGCATAGGGTGTGCCGTCTGCCTTAGGCAATGTGCCATAACCATGCCCCCACTTGTCTGAGGCGACTATAGCGAGCATCTGACAGGTCTCCAGGGGCATCTTGACGATGTGCTTGTCAGGTAGAACCTTAGCAGACTGCCAAGGAGATTCATCGGTGACAAAGATGTTCATTCAAATACTGCCGTTACTCCCATAATAGTTGCTCCAGGGTTTCGTGCCAAGGCAACTTTCCTAGCATCGTCATAGTCTGTAGCAATAACAATTTCGTCAAAAACTGTTCCTGCCTTGAATAGTTGTACTTTACACTTCATGCGATTTGCTCAATAAATGCGTTAAGGATGGTCTTGTTTGTCATTTTAGAACCCATGTGCTTTTTAAATGCACGAGTGAGTTCTGCTTTAGTTGCAACTTCAGATTTTTGTTTTACCTCAAGTTCTTTCATGTCATCTCCTATACCTTTATCTGGCATAAAAAATGATTCAGTAAACCCAATCTTATCTTTGACTGAGGCAAACTTTTCTTTCCTCCATTGCTTATCAATAGTTCCCATTTGTTCGCTAGCAAACTCACGAATCAAACGAGTCAAATCTGTTTTACTACATATACGAATACCAATCCAATTGTAGTCTGTAATCTCACGATAGAAAGAAACGATTTCCTTTGTAGTTTGATATGGAGAAGAATTAATCTTGCGAGTGTATCCTGTCAAAGAATCCCTAAGGAAGAATACTTTATGGCGTTGATGGCACATGTAGACATGTCTTAATTCATCAACACCACCCATCCTTTGAATATAGGACATTGGATTTGCTTCCCCATCAGTCAGACAAATTACATTTACTTTAGTAATTCTCTCAATCTTTTTCATCTGAGAAACGATTTGCCTAGTGCAATAAACTGACTCAGCAAGAGGGGTTCCTCCAAGACCATACTCTTGAAGATATCCTAGGCGACATCCTACCATACCAAACGCTTGAGCATAAACCAATTGCATGGATTTCTCTAGAGACCTAGTATTTTGACGAGAGGAGAAAAATTCAAGGAGTCTGAAGTCCTTAGTTACACCAAGTTCATTTTCATTCTGCCTAACATCGTCCTGTAAGCGAGAATAAGAACCATAAGCACCTGATTGAAATGCATACACTCTAAAAGGAATGCCAGATTTTTTACAGAACCAAATCAAATTGTAAACTTGCTTCAGAGTATCTAGCAGTTGATACTGCATTGAACCAGACCAGTCAATATGCATCACAAGTCCATGATTCTTACCTTCAGGGACGACAGCAACTTTCTTAAAGATATCTTCAGTGAGTTTGTACTTGAAAAGTTTATTAGTATTGATTACTCCAGTCTTAGCAGTTGCTGTTCGACGATATTCATCAGCAGACTTTTTCATTTCAAACTGCTTACACAAATACCCAACCGTTTTTTTACTACCTCTCTTAAAATTTTCATAATGATTTAGTGCATACTCAAAATTTTTAAAGTGATACTCTTGCTGAGATTTATTATGAAATGCCTTACCGTAATAATAAAAATATAAATTTTCCTGAACCTCATTGCATGATGTAATGTGGTCATTGGCATCAATGGTAGGTGTAGTGATATAAACCCACTCTTTAGCATTATCATCTACAAGAGTTTCTAGTGCCTCTGTAAATGCATCATCAGTAACAGATTTAGTTTCATCAGCACCACCTTGATAAGAAGGTGTTTCAAGGTCCGAATGATCTTTTTCACGTTTAGATGCTTCTTCAAGCATCTCTTCATGAGTCATATACTCATCTTCTTCCTCACCATCTTCTGAAGGTGTATCAACTGTTTCTTGACGGTCTGCTTGCTTACTACCATTGGCAGATGATGGTTCTAGAATCTCTTCCTTTTCTTCTTGCTTTTCATTGGCATACTCCCAAAGTTCTTTAGCAAGAGCAATGACCTCTTGAAAACTCTTAGTATTATCAGCACGTTCTACCCATATCCGCTCATCTTCAAGAAAAGGAACTTGGGGATTGCCCTTAAAGTAAAGATTGATACGGTCAATTAAAGCCAATTCAGATATTTCTTCATGCTTCACACCAAAGAAATCTGCATCCCAAAGTTCTTTATACCCTTCAAAGAAGGATTTGCGAAGACCAGGATAGGCAACCTTCATCATCTTCTCAATACGAGCATCCTCTAAGACATTCACAAATGCCTTTGAGGCACCACCAAAGTCCACATTAGGTGTATAGAGAGCATGACCCACCTCATGTCCCACTAGAAGGTCATAAACGGTATTAGAAGCAGTCTTCCAGATGGGAAGGATGAGAGTCCTACTGTTGACATCAAAACAAGCAGTAGACACTTTGCGATGCTCTACCGTCAGGTTTTCTGTAGCAAGCAGTTTGGCAAGAGTGCCCTTGACTTCCTGAGTGTTCATCCGTCTCTCTTGGTTACCTTGTAATTATAGCAGAGATTCCTGCTGCTGGACAACCGATGGGACACTTTCGTCACTGTCCTACAAGCATCCCCTTCTCTTGCATGAAGTGTAGCGTGTCGTGCATATTTCCAACATGCTTATATCCTAAAGATACTTGGGGATACGTCGCCCCTTCGCCAAATTCATTTTCAAATGATCTTTGAGTAAAGTGGTGATTGAGTTTATACTCTAAAAACTCTCCACCAAGAGAATCTAATAGTGCTGCCATACGCTCGCACTCTTGACTACCGTTAGAATAAATTACTGCTTGCATGTGTCTTCTTTGTAAGTAATGGTGATTTGATTGTACACTTCATCTCGATTGTCGCTGTTATAAACACGACAACGTTTGATGTCAGCATCTAATATATTTACAACATTACCTAGTTGATGTTCAACTATAAATTTCTTGAAACCCTCATCCATCCAAGATTTATTAGATCCTGGGGTATTAAATCCTTCCATTATTCTTTTTTAACCAGCAAGGTTTACATAACGAATTTATCCAACTGCCGTCAGGTGCTTGATGTCCCACCTGAGGAGTTTCATTCGCTGGTGTCATCTTACCACACTCAGAGCATTTTGTCTCCCACAT